CGGATGACCTTCTCCTTACCGCTTTCGCAAGCCTTCACTATGTGAGACTTCTTCGGGTGCGATGGCGTAGCCTTCGGAGAGTTGCACTTCATCTCGGACTTTTTGACGGGCTTTGTCGCCATCACGCCGCGTCCTTGATGAGGAGAATCTGGAAGTAGCAAGACACGTCGTTGTTGTTGCCCTTGCCCGTCACCGTAGCGGTGATGCACTCGCTGGGGTTGATCCTGATGGGGAGGGAGAAATCATACCACGCAGTGCCGTCAGCAAGAGTTGTGATCGCCGCTGTGCGCGTTAGACCATCCACCCCACGGAGCTTCATCTTCCCAACGACGTACTGGCTGGCCGTTGTTGTGCCGGTGGTGAGCTTACCGGCCAAGAGGTACCCAGTGTAGCCTGTGGGGCACGTCCAGTGCCCGACGAGGGACAGGTTGTCGCCGACCCCAATGGCGCTGCACGGCACGGCAGGGACGCCAGCCGTCACTGTTCCGGTGCCAGCGTAGATCGTGCCAGCGTTGACTCCACCGGAGCCTGCAGTCATCACGGTCATGCGCTCGATGGCGTCGTAGCTGTTGACGGTGTTGACGGCGGTCTGGCCGTTCAGCGTGACCGTCTCTTCGACGTAGCCGCCAGTGCCGTTGATCCCAAGGATGTGGACTGTGCGGGCACCAGTCCCAGCAGCTGCGTCATTGGTGCTGCTCGAGCTGAACGTCATGATGGTCGGCGATGCCGGGTGGCCAAGTATGGCTCCGGGGATCGGCCAGACAGTTGCCTCCACGTTGTTGTCCACGTCCGGGTTGTGGCCGAAGACATGGACAATGCTGTGGCCCGTGATCTGGCCGCGAGCCACCTGAAGCTCGAATGGCTCGGTGAGGCCGAACCGTGAAATGGAAGCGTACTCCCGAGCCATCCTGAACTCCTTACGACCAGAAGACGGTCGCTGCTGTCACGTTGGTGGCAGTCGAGACGTAGGGGTCGCTGCTGAAGAGGATGCCAGTGCCGGGCAGGAAGATGTCGTATGTCCCAGCCGCTTGGAAGTCCAAGTCAAGAAGCGTCGATCCACCGTTTCCGTTGGTGAGCGTGATGCGGCCAGCGCCGCTCACGGTCGTCACGACCTGCCGGATTCTGGCGCGACCGATACCGATAGCGCCGGTACCGGTCACGCGCTTAGAGTTGACGTCGTATTCGTCGGCCATCTAGGCCTCCTATCAGCTGGGCGTGACAGCGTTGGTGCCGTCTGCATCAACCCAAGTCGAATCGGCGTCAGCGCCGGTTGCGATCTTCAGCTTGCTGTTGGTGGTGTCGAAGGCAATCGTTCCAGCCGCCTTGCCAGCGGTGTTGATCGCATCGGCGATGTCGGCAATGGCCGTGGCCGCAGCGGTGCGAATCTGGACGTAGCCAGCAGTTGCATCGAGACTGCCGGTGACGACGCCAGTGACGTTTCCGGTGACGTTCCCGGTGACAGCGCCAACAAAGCCGTTGGTCGAAGTGACCGGTCCCGAGAAGGTTGTGGAAGCCATAGTAGTACCCCTTGCACAAGGTTTCGCCACGCAGTCTGTGCAACGTCAGGTGGGCACCCTGTCCGCGTAGCTGATGTCGCCCTGACAGAATAATACAACAGCGGCAGGCAAAAAGAAAGGGCGACCGAAGCCGCCCTTTCACTGCACCCCCGAAGGATGTGCAGGGGGTTATGCGCCCGGCGAACCGTACATCCCGAGGGGATCGCTAACGCCGAAGCTGTAGCGCTCGCGTGCTTTGTAACGGACATTTCCGGTGTCGAAGTCCCCGTCCATTCCGGTCTGCATAGCGACACGGACGAAGTGCTTCATACCATTCGGGACGTCGGTGGTGACGAACCACGCATCGTTGTCCGTCAGGTAGTGGTTGACGCGGTAGCCCTCGGGGATCGACCCGTTGGACTTCAGGGCGTTGACGTCGTTGTCGGCGGTGCCGACGCGCAGCTCGGTCTGCAGCAGACGAGTTGCAACGAACATCAGGGCCGGGGGAACGATCAGCTTGCGCGGACGGGCAGCGATCAGCAGGCCACGCTCGTCACGGAACGCAGCAATGTCGATCACAGCCTGCTCGAGCGAGGTCTCGTTCAGGTCAGCGTCAACCGAAGGACGGTTGGCGTTGTTGCCACCGGCCACGGTGGGGTGGGTGGTGCTGAACAGGTAAGCACCGTCGCCCGACTGGAACACGTCGAAGCCGGTGTTCAGCAGCGAAGCCGCCTTGACCTGCTTTGTGTAGGCCATGGCGCGAGCCAGTGCCTTCGTGTAACGAGCCGACAGCGAGTCGTACAGGTTGTCTTCCATCGCCTCTTCGGTGATGGAGAAGCCCATCGCCACAGTCTCGTGGTTGTAACGAGCAGTGAACGATTCCTGTGCATTGTCGTAGGTAATGGCCGAACCTTCCGGTTTCACCGGGGCTGCACCAAAACCAGACAATTTAACCTCTTCCTCGAATGAACGCTCCGAAGTTTCGGTCTCGTAGATTTCCGCATGCTCGTCTTCGTACTTGCTGTACTCAAGACCGAACAATGCGTTAAGACCGGGAAGAAGTTCTTTGAGGGCTTGTGCGCGTGAAATAGCCATGTTTCAGCCCTCCTTACACGCCAACAGCAGCAGTGAGCTGCGTGTAGTTCAGTTTCACGACCAGCAGCGGGTAGGTGGTGCCAGCTTCGCCACCACGCGGGCCACCGACGTAGTCGATGATGCGCAGCGGAAGGTTGGCGTCCGTGCCGATGGTCGAGGCGTCGAGCGCGACACGCGATGCTTTGAACGTGGTGCTCACAGCCCCCTGAACAATCGCGGCGTTCTTGCCGTAGATGTCCAGCGAGTTGGTGATCGCCTCGTCAGCCTGCACGACGTACAGCGCCTGCGGGTCGTCGACCACAAACGCCAGAGCGTCCGAAGCAACGGTGCCAGTCGGCCACATGTTGCTGAACGTGATCTGGCCAGTCGACGGATCGGTGTACGAGCAGCCGACAAACACGCCGAGCATGGCGATGTCAGTCGAAGTGTCACCGGTAGCGGTCTGCTTGGTAACGGTGGTCGAGGTGCCATTGTCAGTGAGCTGAACAATGTCACCAGCAGCGATGTTCGCCGCGTAGCCCGACGCGATGGGGTACTGGCGGAAAACCTCCAGCGAACCATTGTCGAGACGACCAGTCACACGCAGACCGAAGGGAGCGTTTACGGAACCCATCGGTTCTCTCCTTCATCCACATAGTTTAGGTTGGGGCGTTAGCCCCGGCCAAAGGAAGTGCGAGTGGAACGCTCAGGTTTCAGAAGGGGCATACGAGGGTCGTTCTCACGCATGTAGTTGTTGTCGACGGCAGACATTTGTGCTCGAGCTTCGTCGAGTTGCGCGTCAACGCGATCCTTCGCGTGATCTTCTGGGATGCTGCAAAGCAACAGCCCGCCGACCTCGATGTTCCCCTTAAACCGGGAATCCACATCGGAAAGAATGTGGAGCTCAGGATGATCCTCTGCCTTTACAGGCGTGTACCCTTCGCGGAACCGACGTGAGACATTCGGATTGTCCGCGTTACCCAGAGACGATGTGCGAATCCAACGGAACTTGAGACCGTCCTTTGGTTCGGGGGTAGGAAGGGTTTGACGCTGCCACGAGCGAGAACGCTGCTGCGCTTCGCGGGTGGTATTCTGACGTGGCGTACGATCAACCATTGTTTCGCTCCTTGAGAACTTGCGCCGCATACTGCTCGGGCGTCAGGCCCAACCGCTTGGCGAGGGCGGCTGCAGACGAGGTGATGCGCACCTTGTTGCGTGATGTTTCGACGGCACGAGACGCCGGGGCCACCACGAGGCCAGCTTGGCGAGAGGGTGCTTTTACCTCGATTTCTGATTCGCCAAACTTATCAGGGAAGCGCTGCCTTACGGCTGCGTCAATCTCACTGTAGTACTTTTCGCTCTTCGGATCAACTCCGCTCTTAACGAGACGCTCGTGAACACCAAGAGCCAACGCGGTCATCTCTGGATCGCCTTGAGGGCCGAACCAAGGATTTCTTTCTGCCCAACCCATTGCGCGCGCATCAGGCATTTGAACCTGAGGCGCTTGTTGAGGCTGGAACTGAGGCTGCTGCGGCTTTTGCTCAGGCTCAGGCTTGTACGAGGCAAGGCGAATCTTCTCAGTCTGCAGCTCTGTCAGCTGCTCCTGAGCTGCGACAAGTGCGTCAGCATCGCCGCTCTCGTAGGCCGCTTTGTAGTCAGACTTCGCCTTGGCGATGGCAAGGTCAAGCCGGGCCTTCGTCTGCGTCACAACAGCGCTCTGGCCTTCCGACAGGCGCTTGCGCAGATTGTCGGCTTCCTGCTTGCTCACGGAGGCAAACTTGATGGCCTCCTCGCGGATTCTTTCAGCCTCCTCGCGGCGGCGGCGCTCCTCGTGGAACTCGTACTTCAGCTTCTTGATCCGCTTCTGAACGGACTCGCTGTAGTTCTCAAGCTCGTCGTCACCGGGGATGTCCGGTGCCGCGTCATCAGGCCTGCGAGGGCGGTTGCGATCCTCTGGCGGAGTATCGTCCTCGATCTCCACCTCGAACTTGTCGTCGTCGATCATGTCTTCGCTCATGCCCGGCTGTACCCCCGTGGGTCTTCGACAACCGCCTCGACGGTGTCATCGTTGATGAGTCGGAACTCTTTGCCCATGACCTTGAATCTGGTGCCGGAGTAAGAGCGGAAGATCACGAAATCCCCCTCCTTGCACCAAGGTCCGTCGGGGAACTTGTTCGGGTCAGTATAGGCCTCGCTCCCGACACTGACCACAAAGCCAATGATCGATGCCGTCTCCTCAGCGCGCTTCATGGCGTCGGGCATGTATATCCCGCCTTCCGTCTTCTCGCTGATTTCTGGGATGGCAATGAGGAGCTTGTAGCCTACGGGTTCTGGCAG